AGTAATATGAACATGTTGATGGGGTGGTTAGATAAAAAACAAGAAAATGTCAAGTAAGGTAAAAAACAAAATAGAGTATAATTACTATGTAGATACTACTGGTCTATACTATGAAAGCACAAGGAGTGGTAAGCCTTATGAATGTTTTGATGTAAATGGAGTCATAAGCATTAATGAATATCCAGACATGAACATTTTGTATCTATGTTACGTAAATCCAAAAGATGAAAACGATAAAAGCTAAAATAAAAGATATAAAAGTAAACACTAACAACCCTAGATTTATTAAGGATGATAAATTTAATAAGCTAGTAAAGTCTATTAAAGAACTTCCTCAGATGTTAGAGATAAGACCTATTGTAGTAAATGATGAGATGGTGGTGCTGGGTGGTAACATGAGACTTAGAGCCTGTCAAAAGGCTGGGCTTAAAGAAGTGCCTATTATCAAAGCTAGTGATCTAACAGAAGAACAACAACAAGAATTTATAATTAAAGACAATGTAGGGTTTGGTAGTTGGGATTGGGATATGATTGCAAATGAATGGGATGTAGAACAATTAGAAGATTGGGGGTTAGATTTGCCTATTGAAAACTTTGATGAAGTATATAATACTAAAATAAATAGCCCTATATATAAACCAACAGGCGAAAAACCTGAAATAAATGAGCTTTATAATTTAAATAGTTATAATAAATTAATTGAAAATATTAATAATAAAGAGTATAATTCAATATTTAAAGAATTTTTAAAATATGCAGCTACTAGATTTATAGAATTTAATTATAAAAATATAGCCGAATATTATTCTCATGCAGAAAAAAAAGAAAAACAAATTATAGAAGATTTGGCTATGGTTATTGTAGATTATAATAAAGCTATCGAAAAAGGCTTTGTTAAATTGTTTAATACTTTAGAAAATTTAGCTGAAATAGATGAATGATTTTGTAATATTTATTTTAAGTCATGGTAGACCAGAAAACATTTATACTATTAAAACTTTATATAAGCACGGATATACAGGTGATATAATTATAATTGTAGATAATGAAGATAAAACTGCTAACCAATATTTTAATAAATATGAAAATGTAAAAATATTTAATAAAAAAGAAGTGTCTAAAACATTTGATGAAGCAGATAATTTTGAAGATAGGAGAGCTATAGTTTATGCTCGAAACGTATGTTTTGATATAGCAAAAAAATTAGGTTATAAGTATTTTATGGAATTAGATGATGATTATACGTATTTTGAATATAGGGTATATAATAATAAAAGACAGAAGCCGACTAATATATACTGTTTAGATAAAGTAATTTTAGCTTTATTAGAGTTTTATAAATCTACAAAATTTGATGCAATATCCTTTGCGCAAGGTGGTGATTATATAGGTGGTAAGAATAATAAAATGGCGAAAAACCCTACTATATTTAGAAAGTGTATGAATAGCTTTATCTGTTCAGTAGATAGACCTTTTAAATTTATAGGCAGAATAAACGAAGATGTTAATACATACGTATATAAACAAAGTAAAGGCTTGTTAATGGGGACTATTCCTTTTGTAGCTTTAGGGCAAAAAACAACACAAAAAAACAAAGGTGGAATGACAGAACTATATTTAGATAATGGAACATATATAAAAAGTTTTTACACTATTATATTTAGCCCTTCATCTACACATATAAAGCCTATGGGCGATAAACATTATAGATTGCATCATTGTATTCAATGGGATAAAGCAGTTCCTAAAATAGTTAAAGAAAATAACAATGCCTAAAAAGACAAATATCGACATATTAAAAAAGCAGATGATTGAAGCACTTGAAAAAAGCTTAGGAGTGGTTACTACTGCTGTTAAGAATGTAGGGATACATAGGTCTACTTTTTACAATTGGTATAATGCAGATGAGGACTTTAAAAAGGAAGTAGATAGCATAGGAGATATAGCTGTAGACTTTGCAGAGAGCCAACTGCATAAGCAGATACAGGATGGCAATTCAACGTCTACGATATTCTATTTAAAGTGCAAAGGAAAAAAACGTGGATATGTCGAACGCACCGAATTGTCATTAACAGGAGAACCAACAGCTTTTAAAATTGAGATCATTGATAGAAGCAAAGATTCAAACAAATAAAGTATTTAAGCACTTACTAGATTCTGATAGTAAGATAATAGTAGAACAGGGTGGGGCTAGGTCTGGTAAAACTTACAACATACTACTGTGGATAATAACTGTATTCTGCAACCAGAACTCAGGTAAGGTTGTAACTGTTTGTCGTAAGACATTTCCAGCGTTAAGGGCAACAGTGATGAGAGACTTTATAGACATCCTTAAAAAGCATAACATCTACAATCCAGACATGCACAACAAAAGCAACTCAGAGTATTGGCTCTACGATTGCCTCGTGGAGTTCATAAGCTTGGATCAGAGCCAGAAAGTGAGAGGCAGAAAGCGAGACTTACTTTTCATCAACGAGGCTAACGAATTAAGTTACGATGACTGGCAGCAGTTAATATTTAGAACTGTGGGTAGGGTGGTAATAGACTACAACCCTAGTGATGAGTTCCACTGGATATATGATGAGGTAATAACTAGGGATGATGCAGAGTTTCACAGGACAACATACAGGGACAATCCGTTCTTAGAGCAGAGCATAGTAGATGAAATAGAAAGACTTGAAAAGCTAGATGAGAACTACTGGAAGATATACGGGTTAGGGATACAGGGATCAAGCCATGATAATGTGTTTACTAAATTTGAGTACTGTGATGTTGTGCCAAACAATGCAAAGCTAATTAGCTATGGACTCGACTTTGGATATAGCGTTGATCCTACAGCGGTATGCTCAGTATATAAGTATGATGATAACTTATACATCGAAGAGATTATGTATGAGACAGGGCTTACAAATCAAGATATAGCAGATAGGCTATTTCCAATTATAGGTAGGGCAGAACTAATTTGCGACAGTGCAGAGCCGAAGTCGATTGAAGAACTATACAGGTATGGCATCAATGCAAAGCCGAGTGTTAAGGGTAGGGATAGCATACAGAACGGTATAGACATACTTAAAAGATATAACATAAACATAACATCAGGATCAATTAATTTAATTAAGGAGATCAAAAACTATAAGTGGGCTGTAGATAAGAACAACAAGAGGTTAGGTAATCCAGTGGATAAGTTTAATCACCTGTTAGATGGGCTTAGATATGTAGCCTTAATACACTTAAAAGAAAGTAAAAGGGGATGGTATGCAATAAGATAATTTAAAGATTCGTGTTAAAATTGAAAAATAAATACATTATATATATATGGAAGTTACAATACCTACATGCTGGGAGGATATAACCTTAGAGAAGTATCTAAAGCTTAGACCAGTATTACAGACAGAGCAGACTCCAATACAAAGGGTTATCAATATCCTATGTGTCTTAACAGGTGAAAAGAGAGAAGTAGTAAAGAACATAAAGCTAGATGACTATAATAAGATACTGGAAAAGATGGAGTTCTTAAATACTGAGCTTCCAACAGCAATTAAAAGCAAAAGGTTTGAAGTAGGAGGAAAGCATTATGAGTTTTCACTTGATGCTAGAAAGCTTTTATTTGGGGAGTATATAAGTGCTATGGAGATGCTACAGGATGCTCAAAGAAACGAAGAGGTGATATACACTAATATGCCTAAGATACTAACTACAATTTGTAGACCTGTAGAAAAGAAGTGGTTTGGATGGAGAGATATAAAAATGGATGGGGATTTGATACGTGAGACTGTAGATAACTTCTATAAGAATATGCCTATAACTATAGCTTATCCTATAGGTATTTTTTTTTACAATCACTTGCCGACCTCAACTCAGGATACACGAATTTCTTTGGTAAAGGAAGCGACAAAGATAGTGGAGGAGATAAGGAAGGAGATGATCGCAGAGAAGAAGGAGAAAGCTTTGCGAAGCGTTGGGGATGGTGGACTTTAATTGATAATTTGTCAAATTCAAGAGTTGATAAATTCGGATACTTTTTAGATATGAATGTTATAGAAGCCTTAAATATATGTTGTTACTTTAAAGATAAACAGGATATGGAAGCACAGATACATAGGGAACAAATGCAAAAGATGAGGAGACATGGCTAACGATTGGTTAGAGATTAAAAATATAGAGACTGTAGATGCTACGAGAGTCAGTGATCCTTCTACACTTAATGATGTGTTAGGGAATTTGGCAGCTGATCTGGTTAGGTGTCTGCATGAGAACTTAAAGAAACATGATATTGAAGATACTGGAGAATTGGGGAAGTCTATTAAAATGCCTGTTAAGTTGTTTGGTTCTATACTTACTGCAACATTACATTTAGAGGATTACTTTGATTATGTAAATAAGGGAGTAAAAGGTATAGGAGGGAATAGAAAGACAGGCAGCAAAGATGCTTGGGAGTTACGAAATACAATAGGTAATTATCAATTCAAACGTGGACCGAAAGTAAGTATGATTAAGAAATGGGCTGAAAAAAGAGGATTAAATGCTTATGCAGTAAGAACAAGTATAGCACATAGAGGATTAAAGAGTAGACCCTTTTATGATGAGTGTATAGATCAATCCTTTAAAGGTGATTTATGGGACAGGTTTAAAAATCAAATTAGGGTAGTAAGTGCTAAGAATATAACAAGGCAATTAAAGAGTTCAATAGTAAGTAAAGAGAAGGTTCAGGGAATGGGACCTCATCAAAAATAAATAATTATGTCATTACATTTAAAACATTGGATAGATGATTGGAGGACTGTATATAATCCGATTGAGTATGTATTATATGAATCAGATGCTCCAACTAGGGCATATAAAGGATTCAGATATTTAGTAGATGTATACGATGGTGCTACATTATTAGGAAGATTAAAAGTGCCTTTAGACCCTAACCAATATGGCAGAGCAGATGTTCATGGTATATGTGAAAGCTATCTAACAAGTAATGTAGGAACGATAGGAAGTACAGATGCTTTTACGGATAATGCTGAAAGTTGGAAAACGTTTACCTTCAAATTTGGAGAAGAATATTTTGATGGTGCAAATTGGGTTACTAATGCTGGAATGACATATACTGCTCATGGTGAAGATAATAATACAGAGGAGGAAATAATAATATTTAATGCATCGTTACCTAACTATAGAGGAACAACAGTAAATTTCTATGATTGGCAGACTACTAACTATTATCAGAACTATACAGTAACAGGGGCAACAAGGAGATGGCTAACGAATGCACCTAAAGGAGCAATGCCTGTAGATGATAATACTACTAAGGTTGAGTTAACGGATGAGGGATGGATATATTTTTTATATGACCATGCTAGTAATCCAATAACTAAGGCTGGTCTTACAACATACTTAGATGGTGTAATTGTCGCACAAACAGCTATAGGATTAACTGCTGGTGTAACAGAAAATCATTTAAGGTTAGCATCTGGACCAGCAACAATTAATGCTTATAGTGCTGGACTTATTCCTAGTAGTGGAGTGGATGCTTATTCATTGAATTTAGCTAATGGAGGCACACAATGTAGTGAAATATTTTACTATTCAATAACCAGTGAATGTCGTTATGAAACTAGAAGGATAGAGTTCTTAAATAGTTTAGGAGGGTTTGATTTCTTTAACTTCACTAAGGTTAGCAGAAGGAGTGAAAAGATAGAACGTAAATTCTTTAAAATGAATCAAGATAATTTAGATACTTCTGATGGTAGTATAGACTACAGTATTAGCGATAGGGAAAAGGTACAGTATTATACTATAAGTAGACCTAGCATGAAGCTAACAAGCGATTGGGTAAGTGTAGATGTTTACAACTATCTATTAGAGATGATGTCAAGTCCTGAAGTATATCTACATGAAGCTGATAATGTAACGGGTGATATGCAACGTATTCCTGTTAAAAGTCTTGTAGGCAAGTGGGAAGAAAAAAGAAGTACAGTAGATGATGTATTTAACTTAGAAGTAACTATTGATTTCGGTATGGATAATATTAGACAGAGATGGTAAAAGAAGAACTTATAATTGGTGATGAGACGGTTGAGCTATTAAAGAGTTTAAACCCTAACCTTACTTTCAATATTAGTGATATAGCAAATCCTGACAAACGTAAGAGTGATTATTCAAAAACTATTAGGTTGCCAGCGAGTAAAAAAATCAATAAGATATTCGAGCATCTATTTGAAGTCAATTTAGCGTTACAGACTTTTAACCCTAACTTAAAGACTGAGGTTATGTACTTAGTTGATGGTGAGTTAAATTTAGATGGGTTCTTACAATTAAAGCAAATCAATACAATAGACAAGGACGACATCACTTATGAGGTTACACTTACTGGAAGGGTAGGGGATTTTATAAGCGAGATTAGTAATAGCTTATTAACTGATCTAGATTTTTCTAGTTTGAATCATATTTATAACCTTACTAATCAAGCTGCAACATGGGTAACTCCAGCAAACATAAATGTGTTGGGATATGTATATCCTATGATTAATTACCATATTAATTATCCTAGTAGTGGTCTGGCATGGTCTGAAACATGGAATGTTACTGATTTCTTCCCAGCGATAACTGTTAGGAAATATATAGACACAATATTTGATAGCGTAGATTATACTTATAGTTCAGACTTTTTTGATAGTGATTTTTTCGGCTCTCTTATAGTTCCATTTTCATCAGCGGATTTTAAGATAACAATGACAGATGTTAACGATACGATATTCAAAGCTATTGATCCTGTATATTTAGGATATGGCACTACTGATACTATAGTCGATATGACAAAAATGTATATAAATTCTAGTGTTGGAGGGGTGGAGCCGACTAAAGAATCTATAAGAGTTACTAATGACTCAACGGGTGGTGCTTATGATGTAGGAAATAATTATGATGCTAGTGGAAGTGCTACTATATATGAAGCTCCTGTAGATGGTACTTATAATTTTGAGGCGAAGATGAAGGTACAAGCTAGATTATGTGCGCCATTAACAGCTCCAACAGCGGTTGGTAATGATGGGCTTTGGTATTGTCAGGCTGGTGTCATGGGAAAATTACAAATTATTCGAAGATACCTCAGTGGTTGGACAGGGACGGTAGTACCAGTACCAGGATATAGTTATCAATTAATAGGTGAGCAAAGGTTTGGGATATTCCCTTTAGACAATGCACCTGGCGGAACAGGTGTAGCTCCTTTAGCGTTTGCCACATCTACTGCTAGTGTTTCAGCAACAACACCTTCTAATGAATATTTTTATCCTAGTTATGATTTTGCTACTAATGAAATTATTATAGATGCACAAAATAGTAATTCACAATGTAATGAGTTTACTGCAAACGCTACTAACATACAACTAAACGGATCACATTCACATACGGGTACTACAGGTTGTACAGTTACTGCTCCAGGAACTGGATATGTAACGTCAGCACCATTCCCATTCCCAGGAGAATCTTGCATTACTGTGACTGGTAGTGGTACAGGATTAACAGTTTGTATTACAGCAGTTGCTGGGGCAATCACATCAGCTATTATGGGGCAATCACCTGGAACAGGCTATGTTACTGGAGACACTGTGAGAGTTAATAGTGGTAATTTAGATGCAATATTAACTCTCACTATTAATACAGTACATGCGGATGGTGATTTGGTATATTTAAAATGGGATGGTGGACCAGCCCAAATGCAAGATTACCACGTTGTAGATTATCCAACATGGGTAGCAAGTGAGCATACAGTGTGGGTGGATTCAACAGGAACAGAAGCGGATATATCTATTTATACAAATGTACATCCAGAAAGATTAACACAACTTATGAATTTTGAAGGATCATTTAAGTGTACTGTTTCAAACGTTGGATTAGCGGAAGGCGAGTTAGTAGATATGGATAGGACTGTACCTATAAAAATTAAGCAAAAGGATTTCTTTATGGGTATAGTAAAGATGTTCAATTTGTATGTGCAGACAGATACTGCTAACGATCATAATTTATTAATAGAGCCTAGAGATGATTTCTTTTTAGATGGTACTGCAAATGTTATAGATTGGTCTAAGAAGCTAGATTTATCTCAACCATTAGAATCTTTGCCAATGGGATCATTAGATAGTATAGATTATTTATACACTTATAAAGATGACAAGGATTATTATAATGCATTATATAAAGACACATGGGATAGAACGTATGGAGATAAATTGTATGATGAGTATATAAATGATTTTATAACTAAATCACATAAGACAGATATTATCTTTTCACCAACTCCTAGTGTTGGTCAAATATATTTTGATAGAGTAATACCAACAATTTTTAAAGCTGATAATCAGGGAGTAGTAAAGAGAACACAGGCTAATATAAGAATACTACAATATGGAGGCATGAAAACTACAGGGCAAAGTTGGTTGCATGCAGATATAGGAAGCGGTACTGGGGGTACTTTTATGAATACTTACCCTTACGTTGGAATGTACGATGATCCTTATAATCCTACTGAGGATATAGGATTTGGGTTGACTCGTGAAATTTATTGGGATGATCATGCTGGTGCAATTACGTTTAGTAACAACAACCTCTTTAATAAATATCACCGTAAGTTCATTGAGGAGATAACGGACAAAGATAGTAAGGTTATAAAAGGATGGTTCTATTTAACATCTTCAGATATTAGAGCTTTATCATTTAGGAAACTCTATTGGTTTGAAAACGCATATTTCAGACTTAATAAGATAGAGAATTATAACCCACAAAACCCTGTAACGAAGTGTGAATTTTTAAAGATCAAATTAGCAGATGTATTTTCACCGACAACGATAAATACTCATGGAGGGTTAGCTGATATTGTCAATGAACCAGCACCTTATTATGGTAATTCTACTGGTACTATTTCTGGTGGTAATAGCGTAGGAAGTAATAAGGTAAGTGTTTTAGGAATTAATAATTCAGTATCGAGAAGTGCTGCAGGTGTTATGATTGTAGGTGATGGTAATTCAGTATTTGGTGGTTGTAAAAATATCATAATACAAGGGAATGATAATATAATTAGTGCTGGAGTTAAAAACGTATCACTATTAAATACTAATGATGCAACAGTATTAGTAAGTGGTGTATCGTATGTTGATGGCAAGAAAAAAGGTGGCATTGAAACTATAGATACAACTACAACCGCTGATGAAAGTGTTGAGATTTATTTGTGTGATACTTCAGCTGGAGGGTTTAATGTACAGTTGCCGACACCTAGTTATATGGGGCAGACATGGACTATCAAAAGTATAGATGCTACTAATACCTTAACTATAAGGGCTAGTCCTTATCTCATTGATGGTGCTGGTACACAAACATTAACAACATTATATGAAACGAAAACAATTATGTGGGATGGTTCTACATTCCATATAATATCAGAATTTTAAGTTATGGCAGATAAGATAGCATTAAGTTTAGAAATAGAAACTGGCAAGGCGGTTAAGAATTTAGGGCAGTTAGAGAGTGCTACTAAGAAGCTAAATAAAACTGTAGATACTGCTGATAAGGAAACAAAGACTTTACAGCAACAGTTTGATGGTTTAAATAAAGAGATCAAAGAAAGTCCTGTTAATATAAGGGCTATGAATAAGCAGATACAAGCGTATCAGGCGATAGCGTTAGAAGCTGGTAGAACTACTCCACTAGGGAAACAAGCAATACAACAGGCAGCAGCATTAAAGGATAGATATATAGATATTCAAAATGAGGTCAATAGACTTGCTAATGATGGTGTTAAATTACAGGCAGCTTTAGATATAGGTACTACAATAGTTGGTGGGTTTGCAGCTTTTCAGGGAGTGATGGCTTTGTCAGGTGTTAAGAGTGAGGAGCTTCGGGAGACGATGGTTAAGCTACAGGCTGCACAGAGCATATTGATGGGTGTTGAGACGATAAGAAAAAACTTAGAGAAGGAGAGTACGATTGTATTAGTAGCTAAGAATACTGCGGAGAAGGCTAATTTAATTTTAACAAAGGCAACGACTGTAGCGACTAGGGCTTTAGGGTTATCTACAGATGCTACTACTAAGTCATTTAAATTGATGAGGGCAGCTTTAATAGCGACAGGGATAGGTGCGTTAATAGTGGGTATAGGATTGTTAATTGCTAATTGGGATAAGCTAACTGCAGCATTAGGAGGAGCAACCGCAAAACAACTTGCTTTTAATGAAGCTACAGAGAAAGCTATTGAGGCGACTGGTGAAGAACTTAATGCTCTTGATATGTTGCAAGATGTTTTAAATGATGAGACTATAAGTAGGGAGGATAAGAATAAAGCAGTTGAAGAACTACAAAAAGAATATCCTGATCTACTTGCTAATATAAATGCAGAGGTTACAAGTTTAGAGGATTTAAAAAAGATATTAGAAAAGACAACAGAGTTAACACTCAAAAAAGCACAAGCTGAAGCTCTTGCAGAGATGAGGACAGAGGAGTTTAAAAAACAAACTCAGGAGAGGATAGACATGCAGACGGGTGAAAATATTGGGTTGAGGGAAAAAATTGAATGGTATGGATTATGGACATCAGGACTTGGAGGTTTAGCAAGCGCACAGGATATAGCTAATGCAAGGTCAAAAGAAAGTATTGCAATTTCAGAAGAACAAACTGAGGTAATAGATGAGTTAAGAGATGAGACGCAAAGTTATGTAGATGTCCTTTATGATGAGATAGATGCACTGAGTGAGGCTAGTATTAGGGCTCAACAAGAAGCTGATATTCAAAAGGCATGGGATGATCAAGAGAAGGAAAGGGCTAAAGAAAAAGCAAAAAGATTAAGAGAAGAAAAACGAGAAAAAGAAAAAAGAAGTGCGGATAGAAAAAGAAATGCAGAAACAGAAAAACAGGCTATCCATGATTTAATGATAGCTAAGAAACAAGCAAACGCAGAAGAAGTAGTTGATGCACAGGCAAAAGCTGATTTGTTAATAGCGATTGAAAAGCTAAAACTAGAGCATGAACTACAAAATGAAAAATTAACTTTAACTCAAAAGGAATTATTAATATTTCAGTCAGGTGAAGTTATTAAACAGATTCAACAAAAGGTAAATCAAACAGAAGCGACTGCAAAAGCAACATTAATAGAGACTCTTATAAAACTAGAAAATGAATACGAAGATTCACAATTAAGTAAAGAGCAACAAGAGTTAAATAAGGTAAGTGATAAATATTTTACTTTAATTGAAAAAGCAAAGCTACATGGTCAGGATGTAACAACATTGATGGATGCTCAAGCAGCGGCAGAAAAAGATATAACAGACAGGCATCAGAAAGATAGAGAAGATTCTGAAAAGGCAACCAATAAAAAAATTGCAGCAGATA